GGCCATCGATTTCTTGAAGTTGTTGGTTTGTCTCAAGCTTTTTGCGGGTAAACTTACTAGCTGGTACTCTGTACGCGAGCTCTGTCTTTGGCCTGTCCATACCGTCCTGTATTGGTTTGAAAAAGAACGGGTAATTAACGGATATTGGTACCACCTTATCAGTAAACATCTTCTTGGCGTCAGGGCCAGATTTTGATAATATCCCAAACCTAGAGTCGCTTGATATGGTCGCCATATTAACAACCTCTCCTGATGCCATAAATGAAAATCCAGACCGTCGATTCTTGAGGTAGCACATACCATAGGATCTATGATCGGCCTTACAAGCCTCCCAGAATATGTAGAATAATCGGTTTGATTCGCGGAAGTCAGGTTTACCGACATCAATTTTACTCCACTGCAAGTACATATAGTGAGTACCAGTAATGTAAGTAGCCACATTTTTATTATAGAACCAAAAGCCTTGTTCTCTTTTATTAAACTCATTATCGATGTAATCATACCATTGTTCTTTAAAGTCTAGTGGATATTGCTCCCAATCAAATACAGACTTTATCTTCCTCAATACTTTAGGATACTCAGAATATTCCCATGTGTTTGAATCAAATTTTTCTACGTTAAACTTTTCAGGTAAAGCTATTTTTAAATTTTGTATTTCATATACTTCACCTATTTTACCTGTTTTAGATATAACAATCATATCGTACTCTTTGTTATATCCATAATTCCACTTTTTATACCTATTAGTTCTTTTTAAAACTTTAGGCTTTACGTGATCTTTTAAAACTTTATATAAACTCTGCTCGTACATTACGTTGATCTACCTTCTGCAAAGCCTTTAAAAACTCTTTTATTTTCTTCTTTAGGCTTTTCGTTTAATAAGTTTTCTTCTTCTTCAATGCGATTAAGTATTTCAAAGGCATCGAATATAGCTAGCTTTTTTGTAGCTGCAGCGTTTTTAAGTCTGTCAGCAGCTAAATCATCATCTGATTCAACTATAGCTTCTTTAGCTACTTTTATTAACTCCTCAACTGCTCGCTGCCCAGCTTGGATTATATTCCTCTTCGTTTCCTTGGTGTTCATACTTAATTACAATATCATTAGATTTCATACAGTAAAGTCTTTTGCCCTCAACTAAAAACTCCCACTCACCATTAGGTGTATAGCCAACTAAGTCTCCTGGGTTTATTTCTAGCGCTTCTAACAACTTATTACCGTATTTTAATATACCAACAAGCTTTCGTTCTTTATCAAGCGTTAAAGGCTCATTACTTTTTATAGGTGTTATAAAACATCTGTCACCAACAGTGTTCCAACCGTTTTTATTTTTATACAAATAAACCTGGTCAAGGCTACAAAAATACAAATCATTTTCAAAATAAGATCTGCTTTTCTTTTTTCTACCTTTTATATCGTAAAAGGTTCTAAATACGTTTTGATGTATAACTACTATGTCACCTTTTTTAATACTAGTTTTAAAAGCTAGTGGCGTTTCTATTACTTCAGCTAAACGGTTTACAAACTTCCAGTTTTCAATTTTAGTATTAATAACTACGTCTTTACCTGATATTTTAACTGTATTTTTATATTTATCGCCAACTGGTTTTACAATAAAATCGTATAAGCTTTTCATTAATATTCTAAATCATACTCAACAGATACAGCCATGTTGGAATTAAATTTTTTCCAAGGCAATACTTCGTTGTTTTTCTTTATGTGAATATTATAAGATTTATCTGAGTCATCAAATAAAATATAGGCTATTTCATGACCACCATAAACTTGCTGACCTACAGAATAATGCATTGCATCGTTTTTGTAATCAGAACCTATACTTATTTTTCTTATAACTGAGTCCATTATTTTTCTTCAGTTATTTCGGTGTATTCACCTGTTTTTAAATCTATAGAAATTTTACCGTAAGACTCTTCTAGTTTATTTTTTTCATCTGATAGCTTTTCATTTATTTCAGCTACTTTATGAAGCAAAGCGTGTTTTTGAGTTTCTAAAACACCTATTTCTGAAACTACTGAGTCTAGTTTGTTTTTAATTTCTACAACTTTTTCAAGTTCTTGTTTTTTAATTTTTGCCATTTTATTTAATTTAATTTAATTTATAATAGTATAGTTACTCTTCTTCTTCGTTATTTACAGGCGGATCAGGAACCAAGTGGTTTGTATTTATCGGCCAACCAGCAAATTGCAATGCAGCATTGTCACCTGGAAAAACCTGGTACTGACCAAAGTCTATAACATCTGTTGTCATAACATCGTACGCCCAACCAGGATAATACACTGGATTTTCTGGATCAGTTGTTTTATCTCGATCAACTATTTTACCTACGTTTGCAACAGATGCTGTTCCGTTAATATATTCCATGTAAGTAGTACCTTCTTCTGTTACTTCTTTCCAAACGCCTTCTCTTTCTAACCAAACCTTACCTTCAAGTTCGTTGTCAAAAACTGATTTATATATGTACATATTCTAAGATGTTAAGCAAGCTAATTCTGCGTCTGATAATGCTTCGTTAAATAAAGCAGCGCATTTTATATTTCCTTCAAAGTTTTCTGAACCCGAAGCATTGCAAAGATTAAGTCTGTCTAGCGTAGGTAAAGTAAATGCAGCTGTTTTAGTTACACCTTGTTGTGCTCCATTAACAAACACTTTACTTTCTCCACTTTTGTATCTAAAAGCTAATTTATTGTATGAAGTAATATCACCTATAGTCCAATCTACTGACAATTTACCAGCACCACCTACTCTTACTGTAGCTCTAAGCTTGTTTGGCGTAGGGCTAGCACCCGCGCCTATTCTCATGAATAAAACAGCGTTTTGATCTCCGCTAGCTCCGTCACTTATACTAATTAGTCTAGTAAAAGCTGGTGGTATAGCAGTAGGTGATTTAAATTCTATATAAAGCGTGCCTTCTACTGGATTTATAAGACTAGAATCTCCTGCTTCTTTTGCTATATCTTTAGTTCTTAGTACGGCCGCGCTAGTTGTTGGTATGTATGAAGTCATGAAGTTATTGTTCTCCATTTGCCATCCAAAAGCATCAACAGATGCTGCTACATCACATCTTACATTAGGAGTAACATTGCCTCCAGTTGAGTTACTTCTACCAGTTATGCTATATCTTCTCCACTCTCCTACAGGTGCAGCGTTCAAAGTATTGCCTAAATTTAAAGCAACAGTTGAAACCATGTTACCAAACATACCTAATTTAATTTTATTGTCTGCTGAAAAAGTTGGTGTAGCTGCAGTTTTTTTAAGAAAAATACTAAAAGTAAGATCTGTATCTGCATTAACATTTGTATTTTTTCTTATTGAAGAGTTAAATGTTCCGTCGTAAATAAAACTAAAGGCATTTGTTAAACCATCTGGTGAAGGTGAAGAAGTTGCTAGTGTTATAGCGTTATTCTGCGAGCCAGTTCCTGTACCTGTCAAACTAAAATCTTGACTATATATAACTAGATTTGTTGATGGTTGTTCTAATAGCCACGTACCACATCCGCCTCCTGTATAATCTATTCTTGGAATTGCGGTTGCCACTGATTCTATAAGTCCACTAGAGTTCGTACGCGTAGCAGTACTTGTTCTAAAAAAATCAAAATCTCCAACAGAAGTGTTTGGCTTAATGCACATTAACTTAGATGCAGTAATAGCAGTTGGCGTAAGTAATATTGAAGCTTTGTCTAATAAATTACTCATTAAGGACAGTTTTGAAATGATTGAAGTGTGGCTTTAGTGCAATTTTTATTTTCACAAGATGTAGCTCTAGCACACAGACTTGCTATTAGTGTATCTATTTCACTAACACCAGCTAAACTTGATGATAATATTGCAACAGCGTTTCCTAATATAGTTGGCATATTATTCTAGTGCTAAAATGTCAGTTACGTCAGTACCTGTTGAGTTAACTCTAGTAACTTGAAGTGGGATAAAAGATCCAGCTGCAACTCCTTTTAAAACAACTGTGTCTGTGCTACTAGCAGGTACCACGGACAAATTTCCATTTCCTGCTCCACCTACATATAAACTGTAACCTTCGTGACCCACAATAGGTTGAGTTTGAGCTCCGCCATTAGACTTGTATATAGCGTAAGTACCTGGAGTTCCTGATACAATGCCAGATAATGTTAACTGAGTGTTGCTATCTACAGCTACTACAGTTCTTGCTGTAACAGCTCCTGCAGCATCAGTTACATAAACTACATCTCCAATAGCTACTTTATTAGAAACACCAGTGTTACCCGGATTTGAAACACCTTGAAAATTAGCTGTTAAATCTAGTATTAATAAGCCAGCGCCAATTTGAGCGTTAGTACCCGTAGCATAGCTACCAGGCTCTGGTATGTTTATAGTATCGCTTGGTACAACATCTATAGCTTTGATAGGTTGATTTTTTGCCATATTAATTTATTTTTTTATAATTTGTTTTGTTTTTTCCCAGCTACGACCTACAAAATAAGCTCCGTATACTGTTACTAATAGTGTTTGAAATATTGGTATGTATTCTTCGGCAATTTTAAATTGACCTATATTGCCGTCAAAAAAAGCACAAGCCGTAAATATTACAGTTAAGTATATTAATACTAATGGCCGTATGTTTTTAGATAAGTTACTATCAGAAGCCATATCAGCAGCCCAACGAGCACTAACTTGTTCTTGTGCTTCAGTGTCTGCTTTTTGTAGTATTTCTGTTATTAATCTTTGTGCTTCTAGCTTTTCTTCCTTAGTTGTTGTTAAATCATCTATGACTTTTCCAACATCTTTTATAACATTGCCAGTAAGCCATTGCCATAATTTTTTCATGCTTTATCGTATGCTTCGTCTTCCCAAGGTAAATTTTTAGCGCCTTCGTTCATTTTGTTTCTTGGATATACTCTACCTTTCCAATAAACGTTTTTATCATCATAATTAAGATCACCGCGCTTCATTTGGTCTATATGTACCATTTCGTGATCAACTACTTTATTAAACATAGATGGTTTTAAATCTTTATTTATAATAATAGTTCCATTATTATTAGCTTTACCCATAACATCACTTTCCATTTCTACGTGATATATTGGTGTAGTAAATAATTTTTTATCGTATGGAGGATTACTTAATTTAAAAGCCATATTATTACTTATATGGAAACATTTTGTTTAATGCTCCTTTTCTGGCCTCACAACCGCAAGGGATGTTTAGTCCCTTGCTCATTGTGTCAACCATTTTCTTAATGCCTGTAGCTTTAGTAAATTTTTCTATAGAATCTCCTAAACCTTTAGACTTCATTTTTAGCTAATTTTGAAAGACTTAAAATATACTGTTTTAGTAAAGTCGTATGCAGCATTATTATCTGCACTGTCTTGCGGTAAGCTAACTGTAGATTTTACTCCACCAGGATTAGCTGTAATCGCTCTATTAACAGCTTCTTTTAATTTTACAATATAACCAGCAGAAGCAGGTACATTATTTCCAGGATTTTGATTATCTGTAGCTCCAGTTCCTACTAAGCATGTGGCTGTTTTGCCATCTAATGTTAATATAACTGCCATTGCTCCTCCGCCTCCGCCTGTTGCGCTTGTTGTAACTGCTTTTATATCTTCAGACAACACTAGGTTATCTCCCCCTTCAGCAGGAGCCGCTCCAGTGTCATCATTTGCACCAGTTACGTGAATGTTAATCCATTTTGCCATTTTTTTTTATTTTAATTGTTTGACTTGGTTTTGGTTTTGTTTTATTTAGGTTTGTACAGTCCTAATCTGTTTTATATACAATGTTTTTTAGCAGGTGAGTCGTGACCCATTTTGGCTGGACTTTTATGACCCATGTGTAGTGCAGACTTAGAGTGCTTAGTCATCCAAGACCCTGCCATTTTCATAGGAGACTCGTGCCCCATTTTAGCTGGAGACTCATGCCCCATTTTTATAGCACTAGCTTTTCTTTTGCCATAGTGATGATTTTGCATTGGGCTATGTCCCATCTCTGCAGGTGACTTATGTCCCATTTTTACTGGGCTATGTCCCATACGCATAGCTGAAGCTTTATTGTCTACTGGATTTTCAGTAAGTAAATTTTTTCTTTCTTGCTTTGCAGATTCTTTTTTTACTGGGCTTTTATGTCCCATCTTAGCTGGGCTTTTATGACCCATTTTTGCCGGTGATTTTTTTCCGTAAGGCATAATATTGATTTTTAAGTTTAACTGTGATGTTTTTTATCATATTTCATATCGCCTGCTAATTTTGAAATATGTTTCTCATCAGCAGTCATTTTCTCGTCGCTGTGACCATGCTTTGCATCATAGTCAATATCTCTTTTTAAATAGCTGATATGAGCCGCGTCGTCTCGCTCTGTAGCTTTATAGTTTTCTTTTGTTACTTTAGTATGCGCATGATCCATTGACCATTTAGCATTGCCAGTATATTTTCCGTAGTATCCTTTTTGCATTCCCATTTTGTTAGCTGTCAAATCCGTAATAAGTTCTATAATCTAAAACTGCTTGTTTTTTTGCTTTTGTAGGCAAAGCATTCCACTCTTCTTCTGTGCCACCTTCACTTAAATAATGTTGTTTAACTATTTCTGTTTTCTCTGCAGCTGTTAAAAAGTTTCTTGACCTTTTATCTTTCCTTCTTTGTTCAATTAAATCATCTAAAGATTTTATTTTATCTTCTCTTCTATTAATTCTTTCCTGTAACTTAGTAGCTCTACTAGAAACCTTGCCTACGTCTTTGCTTTTATCGCCTTCAAAGCGCTCACCTACGACATATATGTCATCTTCTTTTTCACTTGTAACGCCTTCTTTCTTTACTAAATTTTTATTTGAAATTAAACTTTCAAGTCTTTTTTGTTGCCTAGCTTTTCTACGCTGTTGCTTTTCTTTTTGTAATTGAGGATCTTTTTCAGCTTCAATAATTTTATTAAACCCTTCGGTTATTTTATCTTGCAAATCTTGAAAAGCATCTCTGTTTGAAACATAAACCACACCATCTGCGCCTGAAGTATACGCGCCTTGTAGTGGAGACGAATTGTCTACATCAGGTCTTTCAAAAGAAGCTTGTATTCTAGGATCTTCTCTGTACATAGATTTCTTGCTTTTTGAACCTTTTTTAAAACCCAAATCTTTAATAAAGTTTTTATTTTCTATATTCTTAGCTTTACCTAAAAGCTTCAATACCTTCATGTCAGAGTAATCATAACCACCAGTTTCGCCAGATCTCTCCGATCTACGTTGTGCTCTTTTTCTAAGTCTACTAGCTCTTCCTCTTGCTACTTCTTTTATAGGAGATTTTTCAAAAAATTTTGATTTAAACTTATCCATTGTTATTTTCTTTTACAACCAAAGTTTTTAGCGTAATTAGCCATTTTAACTACAGAAGTACTATATTTATCTTTATTTTTCATTACTGCACTAGCAGCAGCACAAGTAGATTTACCAGGCATGTTCTTTTTTACCCAAGCAGTAAACTTACCTTTGTTTTTTTCTTTTACTTCAGGAAAAGGTTCGTGGCCTTTTAAAAATGGAGAGTTCATTACTTGTATACTTTGGCTTTACTAGTAATTGGTCCAGCTTTGTATTTACATGGAAATTTTAATACTTCCATGCCTGTAATGCCGGAGCTAGAGCCTACTGCGTGTGGTCTTCCAGTTTGATCTAATGGTCCGTCCCATATTGCGTTTTCACCTACAACTCCGTGTACGTTTTTAGACGCCATTGTTTTGTCATAATTTGGATCTGTCTTGTGCATCATTTTATTTTTTGTATTTATTTAAAGGTGTTGGTAAAACTCTAGCTAATTGTCCTGGAGCTTGCATTTGCCCAAATATTCCTGCTGCTGTTTGCGTTGCTAGATTATCAAAAACAGGTCTTGCGTTACCCATTGTGTTAGATGGTTGAGCAGGTGTTATTGGAATACCAGTAATAGGATCTACAACTGGAGACACCATGTTTATTGGTCCTTCTGGCGCAGCTTTAATAGCAGCTTTTAAACCTTCGTTTAATTTATCTTGATTACCTACTAGTTTTTTATCTAATGGTGTTTCCATATTATCTATCTTTATCTTTATTTACGTTATAAATGGCTTTTGTCATGACTTTATCTGTATATGTATTGCCACTAATTATTTTATTACGCCTGCCAGTGTTTATATCTTCTTCACCAAGCATTATTCTATATATTCTATTTATGAGCTGTTTACCTTTAAAAGACACTTTGTATATATGATACTTTTGAGTTGTTCTGTTTCTATGCCTCCATACAACTATCCAGCCTTCTTTTAGTAGTCTGTTCCAACGTCTGTTGTCCCAGCTGTAAGAATAAACACCCATTTCAAAGTCTTTTTTAGTAAAAAAATCTATACAGTCAAGATATATAAGAAGTTCTAAGTCTGCATCGTTTAAATTATTATTACGACAAGCCCATTTTCTTATAATGCGATAGTGTTTAAGTAGGTTTAGTTCTCTTATGTCACTAGCGTCTAGTCTCATAATACAACTACTATGTCACCAGATTTTATAACGTGATATGATTTTTTATCAACTTCTATTTTGTGACCAGCATGACGATCAAAATATATTACATCGCCTGGCTTAACACCCGCTACTTCACTACCAGCAGAAACTACTGATGCTTGAACGTAGCGTATATCGTCTCTTTGATTTTCAGCAAGAAGTAAACCACCTTTAGTTTTAGTAGTACCTTCTTTTACTTTGTTTATTATTAAGTTTCTACCTATTGCTTTCATCAACTCTTAAATTATTAATTACACAATCAGTAGATAATATTGTTGTTGCTACAGAAGCTGCATTTTGAAGAGCGCTCTTGGTGACGAGTAAAGGATCTATTATACCTGACTCGATCATATTTACCATTTTTCCTGTAACCACATTATAGCCTTGTCCTTTAGCTGTTGGTGTTTTTAAGTTATCAACACCTGCGTTTTCAAGTATAGTTTTAAAAGGCGCTTTAATAGCTTCTAATAAAACTGTTTCGCCTTTAGACTTAGCTGTTATATTTGTTGCAGCGTTTAATAGAGCAATACCACCACCAGGAACAATCCCTTCTTTAATAGCAGCTTTAGTAGCACAGATAGCATCTTCTACTCTATCTGTTTTTTCTTTTAATTCTATTTCTGAATTAGCACCTACTTTTACAATAGCTATTTTAGCAGACAGCATTGCTAATCTTTTTTCTAACTTTATAACTTTGTTAGGATTTTTTTCTTTTAAAAGCTTTTTATTTATTTCTTTAATAACGCTTTTAATTTCTTTGCTTGGGTCTTTTATTTGCAAAATTGTTTCTTGATGCGACGTAACACTTTTTAAACATGTACCTAAATAATCTAAAGTTATCATGTCCATGTCATCGCCAAGATCTTCGTTTACAATTG